GTTTAAGTACTCTTGATCGTTATCCAATCCGATTAAGTGATTTGATTGTGATGGATTTAGACGGGAAGGCTTTACCTGAAATAGCTATATGGGGCAATAGCCCCGATTTAAGGGTGCAGAATTTGATCTGTGTTGGAATGGGTGCTGATCGTTATTACCACCGTCCTGCGGCTGTTAACGGGTGGATTCCGACGAAAGATGAGTGGCGTTGTGTTCTAGCAATTGACCCAAGTGGAAGGGGAAGCGACGAATTAGCTTGGGCCTGCATAGCAGAACTCAATGGTAATTTCTTTGTTTTAGAAAGTGGTGGTACGACAAGAGGATATGAAGTTGAGGTTTTACAGCTATTAGCGAAAGTTGCAAAGAAATGGAATGTAACTCAAGTCGTCGCTGAATCAAATATGGGTGATGGCATGTTTACGGCTTTATTGCAGCCAGTAATGAATAAAATTTATCCTGTTGGAATCGAAGAAGTTAGAGTCAGCATCCAAAAGGAAAGAAGAATTGTTGATACTCTTGCGCCGTTAATTCAACAACATCGAATGGTTGTCTCCACAGATGTAATCAAAAAGGATTATGCAACGGCTGAACGTGATCCAGAATCAGGACATCAAAGATCTTTGCTTTATGGAATGTCAAGAATAACGACGGATCGTGGGAGCTTGTTATTTGACGATAAAATTGATGCTCTTAGCTTAGGAATTAAGTTCTTTACGGAAGCTGCTGCACAAGATCAGGTCAGACAAAAAAGAGAACGTCAGGAAGAGTTAGATGATCTAATTAGAGATGCTTGGTTTGATGAAACTGGTGCAGGTTTAGATGATTTAGCATGTGGATTTAAACCACAACAAAGATCAGGTGCTTACGGTGGTATCAAGCGTTAGCAATATTATTCTCTAACTTCTTCCTTACTGTAGAGAAATCTAATTTCTTAGCCATTTGTGTTTTTAATCTTTCGTTATCTGCTTCTGCAAGGTTGGCAGTAATGTTGTTTTGCTTAAGTAATTGAGCAGCTAATCTAAGGTCATCATTTGATACAGGAAGAGGGTTTCCATCCTTGTCGTAACTACCTTTTTTTATACGATCAATAACTGTTTCTATCGTCAAAGTTTGAAGTTCAGCTAAATTTTCAGCGTCATTTTTCATAACTTGATTGTTACTTAACAATTAGATACTAAACTAAGTCTGCATAGATGCAAAGTTTCGCACATGGCAACAACCGCCCCACCAAAAGAAAAAGAAGTAAAAGTTACTGAGGAAGATGACGATACTCCTGAATACCAGGAGATGATCATGTTCTATATATCCAATGCAATCAGGGCATCTCTTACCCTTTGGTGCTTGGCGATAATTTCTCTTGCGTACATAAAATTGCCCCCAAAAATGTTCGGGATGGAGATACCTGAACAACGTATAGACGCTACATATAGCGCTGGACTCCTCGGAAATCTACTTGCTAGTTATGGCATTTCGATAGGAGGTATGAGCAAAAAGAAGAAAAGGGAAAATGGGGAAAGCCAGAATGGTGGTGGAAGTGGCAACAACCGTGCGGAAACTGTTATAAGACTTGTGCATGATGTTGAGCTTAAGGTTGATAAACCAAAGATTGATCCAATAACAAAGAAACCTATTGACCCTGTTACTGGTCGCTTAGAGACAACATGAAACGACTACTAATTCTTTTCCTATTAGTTGCACCAGCAGCACAAGCTGGTGGTATTTCCCATAAGATCACAGCCACAGCACAAGCTTCTGTTGATGGATCGTACTCTCATGCAAAAAGGGTAGGTTCAACTTATTCAATGAGTAGCTCTGGAGTAACGGCATCAACTATGGGACATTTAGACGTTCCAGCATCAGCAAATAATGCCCTAACAGGAGTCGCTGCAACGCATGGTACAGGTTCCTATACTCAAACGACTGCTGGTGCAGCTACAACTTTTTCTGAAACATTTGTCCAAGGTGATGCAATGCCAAGTGCAACATCTTTAACTCATGGAGCAGTCGGAAGTCTTCCAATGTTGGGAGATACGATTACATATACTGGAGGAGATAACACAGGATTAGCTGCAACAATTACTAGCGTATCTGGTGGAACTATTGGCTTAACTGCTGGTAAATCTGGTACTAGCGTAACTGGCTCAATTACTTCAGCTTTGTCGATAGGTGACTAATGCGTTATTTATTATTAATAGCCTTTATTTCCCTTCCAGTACAAGCAGTCCCAGTTATCCCTGGGTTTAATTCAGGATCTACCACAGCAAGAACTGAGAGTAAACAAAATACAACTGAGTTAATAGAATCGTGGTCATATTCGACAGGATATGAATATTCGATTGGCGGTTCAAACTTGTCAATACAAGGCGATATGTTACCTAAAACCGTTACCACAGGGAGCCACGTTGTAGATGGAGTTACTACTACTCATCATGGGATCGACCTTAATTCTAAGCCTACGGTTACTATGCAGACTCAAGGAGCAGCGACGAATCTAATTGAGTCATATCATGGGCCAGGACTTAAGAGTTTTACAAGGATAAATAGAGATATTGTCACCGAATCTGTAACAGAAACTATGTCAACATTCACCCAATGAAGAGGTATTTATTTGCAGCACTATTGTTAATAAATAGTCCTGTAATTGCAGATACCACGATGACTAATAATCCAATTTCCAACTCATCGGGATCTGTTACAAATCTAGGTGTAATGAATATGCCATCCAAACAATTTACAAATACATTATCATTAAATCAAGTTCAATGCCAAGGCGATACCTTAGTTATTCAACCTTTTTTAACTGGTAATTATTCTGGAGGCACACCAAAAGTTGATAGTTTTCTTGATCCTGTCTATTCAACTAAAGATGTAAAAGGTGCTACAGATGAAAACGGAAATGAAATAGGTGATGGAGAAGTTGACGACCCAACATTAGTAAGAGGTTATAGAACAGTAAAAAGATTTGAGAAGACTAATTATGCATTTTCGCCAGGAATTAGTTTGAGTTGGAACGTAAATTTAGATCGGAAAAGTGTGCGTAACTGCCGTAAATCACAAGTGCATTTGGTCAATCTTTTGCAAGCAAAACACGAAGATGCCAGATTGTCCTATGAATTAGGTAGGGCTAAACATTGTGCAGATTTGCTTGGAAATGGAGTTAGGTTTAAGAAAGGAACTAAGTACGAAGTCCTTTGTGCCGACATAGAACTTGTATCAAAACCAAACACGCTAATAGATCATTCTCACAGTATTGAAACTACGTCATCCGATCCCTCTGTGCCTTTCTCCTTTGAGATACCGAAAGGATCTCCTCCTTCTTCTTAAATAATTTCTTAGCCAAAACCTTAGACCGTTTTTTAACTTGCTTCTGAATCTGCTTTTGTACGATTTTTATGTAGGGCTGCAACGTACCAACAGCAAGAATACTGGTCACAGCTATTGCACTTGTAGAAACTAATAATGGAACAGGGGGAGCGTAATTTCCTGCTATTTCTAGTGGGTTTAAACCTTCCCACACCGTTTCACATTTATTTGTAACTTCATTTCTTTTCCATCCTTTAATTCTTGCAAGTCCTCCCTTACCTAATGAACCAATAGGAGTTTTAGCAAGTGTGTCTAATGGGGGGCAGGGCAAAACTTCTGCAATAAACTGATTACCAATATTGGAGGTTTTAATTTGATTCCTTACATTGGAATTGGTTTGCTCGTTGTTTTCTCCATCATCTTTTTCCACTTCCTCTCCTACATTGTCTAACCCTTTAACCAAATTAGTATCAGGTTTTGGCGGTGCAATATCACCGTAAAGATCAGGAGCTATATACATTGCTGGAGCGTGATCGCATAGAACTAAATTATTTTTAGGATCTACATTAAACATTTCACTACCAGTCCCTGTCTTTTTATCTCTGGCTACAACGCAAGGAAGTTCAATAATTGGAACAAAGCCAAAAGGTAATTCACCAAAAGTAGTTGGAGGAATTATTTCCGCAGGAGGAATTATTGTTAGTTCTGGTAAATTTTTAACCTTTGGCTCGTTAACAAAAGGAGGATTTAATTCCACCTAGCAGTCAACAAAGTCACCGCCTATGTTTTTCCCGATCTGTGAAGCTTTCTTTTGGGCTACTGAATTAGCTAACCATCCCACTACAGGCAAACCAGAAAGAAAACCAGATGCAGGGGTAGAAGAAATTAAAGCACCTCCAACAATTTCTCCCTGTGATTCAGCGCTGCCTTTGTTTTTAATGCACTGCAAGTATTCAGAGGTTAAACGTGCGCTATCCACAGGATGATGTGCAATATATTCTTGTCTTGAGTAGTCAGTCTTTCCATTCCATCGAGTTTTTTCTGTACTGTGCAAGCTGGTTTTTGGTTGGTGCATGTTATGGGTGACAAGAATTTCTAAATCACCAGCCTCAGAACGCTTGTATTTCATTTGACTTGCCGAGTTTTCAGTTGTTTGTAATCGAGCAAGGTCAGGAATCTTATCGCCACTGGCATTAGACAATAGAGTTAAGGACATTAAGTTACTAGAAATCAGCCCTATTCCTAGGAGTCCAGGTAAAAAATATTCTTTCATTACTTAAATAACAATGCTGGCCCTGTCTTCCCAGGTAGTTGGTTTTGAATTTGATGTTGAATGACATCGATCATTTGATCCTGAAGAGTCAGCATCATTTGATTCATAAAATCCACTCTTTTCATGTAAATATATCCACCTCCTATAGCCATCGTTAAGGAGATAGCAAAAGACGCTATTGATATAGCATCAATAATTTTTCTCATAAAAACTTTTCCTTGCTATATAAGCCTAGCTATTCTCTGCACCTATGCAAACTAATTAGGTTTCGTAGGCCAAGTAATAGAGCCACTAGGAAAATTAGAATCGCTTGTTATGTCTCTTAGGGCTTGTCTATATGTTGCCCATTCCGCAAGCTTGCTTGTTGATAACTTTGTATCAGAAGTATGAGTCCAATCACTCTCAGAGAGAAGCTTATCTCTATCTGATCTGACTGTCTTTGCGTTTTCTGCATCAACAGTTGATGTATCCCTTGTCGTTACTTTATATTTTTCAACCCATTTTCCCCCAGATTCTTCAACGCCGTCACGTTCAAATATCTGATAAGGAGGTGTAATAGTGGGAGGTGTTGTTGTTTGTACAATATCCCAACCTACAGAATCGCAGTTGTCTTCTGTTGGTATCGCAGG